CAGAGATTGAAGAGTTGAAAAAAGAGAATGAAGAGTTAAAAGCTAAGTTAACAGAACTTTCAAAAGTTGAAGAGGTTAAAGAGGAAGTTAAAGAAGAGGTTGTAGAATTGAAAGAAGAAGAGCCTAAACCTATCCAACACAATCCAGAAAACAAAGTAGAAAGAGAAGTTGTTAAGTTCGGTAAAAAGAACGACAGACTATCTCAGATTTTAAACAAAGTATATAAATAATTAAATTAATAGAAAAATGGCTACTACAACATCAGTAACTACTACGTATGCAGGAGAAAATTCAGGTAAATGGATTTCTGCTGCATTATTATCAGGTGTAACTTTATCAAATGAGTTAATTACAATTATGCCTAACGTTAAATACAAATCAGTTGTATCTAACTTAGTATCAGCTTCAGGATTAGCAGATGCATCATGTGATTTTACAGCAACAGGAGCAGTTACTTTAACTGAAAGAATCCTTGAGCCGAAATCCCTACAAGTGAACAAGCAACTTTGTAAGGCTGACTTTAGAGATACATTTCAAGCGATTGAGATGGGTTATTCAGCACACGATGTATTGCCAAAATCATTTGCAGATTATTTATTAGCACACCAAGCTGAGCAGGTTGCTGCTGATATTGAATCTCACATTTGGAACGGTGATGCAGGTAACTCAGGAGAGTTTGACGGTTTCATGACATTGTTAACAACAGACGCTGCTTTACCAGCTGCACAAGAGGTTGCAGGAACTACTTTAACTGCTGCTAACATCATTACTGAAATGGGAAAAGTTGCAGATGCAATTCCATCAAGATTGTACGGTAAAGAAGGATTAAGAATCTACGTTTCTCAAAACGCTATGAGATTATACGTTAGAGCATTAGGAGGTTTTGGAACTTCAGGATTAGGAGCTAACGGTGTAGACAACAAAGGTACAATGTGGTATCAAGGTGGTGACCTTATGTTTGATGGTATTCCAGTTGTAGTTGCAAATGGATTGACTGCAGACCAAATGTTAGCTACTACTAAAGATAACTTATTCTTTGGAACTGGTTTACTTTCGGATACAAATTTATGCAAATTGATAGATTTAGCGGAAATTGACGGTTCAGAAAATGTACGTTTAATCATGAGATTTACAGCAGGAGTTCAGTACGGAAACGTTACAGATATTTGCACATACGGAATCACTAATTCAGCTAACTAATAATTAGATAAACTAAAACTAAGGGAGGGGTAAAATACTCCTCCTTTTTTTGTATAACATTAAAATAAAAAGACATGAGTTGTTTATTAGCTAATGGTAGAGCAGAAGCATGTAAGGATAGCATTGGAGGTTTAAAAAACGTTTACTTTGCTAACTTTGACATTGAAGCTGCTGATATTACCTATGACGTAACTGATACTGATTTAATTACAGCAATTACAGGTATTAGTTCACTATACAAGTATGAATTAAAAGGAAATTCTACTTTTGTACAAAATATTAACAGTTCTAGAGAAAACGGAACTACATTCTTTGAACAAGTATTAACACTTGAATTGAAAGCTCAAGATGCTGCTACAACAAAGAATATTAAATTACTTTCTTATGGACGTCCTCACGTTGTAGTTGAAACTAATGACGGACAATACTTCATAGCAGGATTATTGAGAGGTATGGACGTAACAGGAGGTACTATTGAGAATGGTACAGCTTTAGGAGACTTTAACGGTTATAAATTAACTTTTACAGGTCAAGAAAAAACACCTGCTAATCACTTAGATTGTACAACAGAAGCAGCTTTAGCTACTTTATTTGCTACAGCAGCAGTTGATGCTACTATTGTAACTTCATAATTACATCATAATTTGTTTTTAGCCCTCACTTTCACTAGTGGGGGTTTTTTGTTTAGAAACAAAATCAATTAAAAAAGGTTTATTAAGTATGATAGTATTAACAACATCAACAAGTTCACAAAGTATAAATGTAATTACTAGAGGTAATGCAGTGCCTACGGTGTTACTTTTAACAGATGAAGAAACGAATACAACTGAAAGTGTTACAATAGACAGCTATACAAGTGGTGACTATTACGATACTTTAACAGCTACATTTGCATTAAAAGAGGGTAGGTTTTACACGTTAAAACTACAGAATTATGATAGTGATGAATATCTACAAGCAAATGATTTTAGCTTCATTCTAACAAGCCAAAACGATAAACTAGAGATTAACGGATATACAGGTACAACTGAAGTGCTACATTATGCAAAGGTATTTTGTACAGACCAAACAGGAGAGTATTCAGTTAATGATGGTGTATATCAACAAAAAAATAGTACAAACGACTTTATTTACTTATAATGGATAATTTAAAGATTTTCAATCTAGCAGAGCATAAAAGACCTGAAATAATAGAGGACAAAAGAAAAGACTGGGTAACTTGGGGGGATGAAAACAGTTACTTTAGTTACTTAATGGATAGGTATAAAAATAGTGCTACAAACAACAGTATTATTAACTCTATTGTTAGATTAATGTACGGTAGAGGATTGAGTGCTAAAGATGCACAAAGAAAGCCAAATGAGTACGCTAGTTTAATGTCTATCTTTGGTAAAAAGGATGTTAAACAATTATGTTTAGATTTAAAGCTATTTGGTAAATGTGCTATTCAAGTACATTATTCTAAAGATAGAAAGTTAGTTAAGAAAGCATATCACATTCCTGTTAATTTATTAGCACCTGAAAAGTGCAATGAAGATGGAGATGTAGAAGCATATTATTTTAGTGATAATTGGAACGATGTAAGAAATTACGAACCTAAAAGGATACCTGCATTTGGTACTTCAAATGAAAGTGTTGAGGTGTTGTATATACAGCCTTATTCAGCAGGAATGAAATACTTTGCTCATGTAGATTATCAAGGTGGTGTTGATTACACGTTATTAGAAGAAGAGATTAGCGATTATCTAATTAACGAGGTACAAAATGGATTCTCAGGTACTAAGGTTATTAATGTAAACAATGGAGTGCCTACTGAAGAACAACAAAGTTTTATAAATGCTAAGATCAAACAAACGTTAACAGGGTCAAAAGGACAAAAGGTAATAGTTTCATTTAACGACAATAAAGAAACAGCTATTACAGTTGATGATATTCCTTTAAATGATGCTCCTGAACATTACCAATATTTGAGTGAGGAGTGTATGCGTAAAATAATGTTGTCACATTCGGTAACAAGTCCACTTATTTTTGGTATTGCTACTTCTACAGGATTCAGTTCAAATGCTGATGAGTTAGAAAACTCTTTTAACTTGTTTGATAATATGGTTATTAAGCCATTTCAGAACTTACTATTAGATGCGTTTGATAGTGTTTTAGAATATAACGGTATATCTTTAGATTTGTATTTCCCGACTTTAAATCCATTCATTAACACAGCATCTGAATTAGAGGGAGATACTACTAAAACATTAGCAAACTTAAACAGCTTATCTCCTTTAGTAGCTAACAAGGTGTTAGAATCTATGACACAAGAAGAAATTAGAAACTTAATAGGATTAAAGTCTGTTTCTAAATTATCTAAAGATTTCAACTTAGAAGATTACTTGAATGAGATAGGGGAGGATATTCCAGAGGACTGGGTATTAGTTGATGAAAGAGATGTTACATATGAAGAATTAGATGAGTTAGATATGCAGTTAGAAAAAACTGATGAAACTTTGTTATCTAAAATATTAAATTTTGTTTCTACTGGTACAGCAAGACCAAAAGCAAAAAGTTTTCAAGACAAAACTATTAAAGGTGTAAAATGGAAAGTTAGATATCAATATGCAGGAAATCCAAATCCTGAACGTGATTTTTGCAGAGCTATGATGAGCGCTAAAAAAATATATAGAAGAGAAGATTTAGAGAATATGAATAGTAAAGCAGTTAATCCTGGTTTTGAACATAATAACGAGCCATACAACGTGTTTCTTTTTGGTGGCGGTCCACGATGTAGACATTATTTTAAAAGATTAACTTTTGCTAGTGTAGAGGGTGGTGATGTTGATGTTACAAGTCCAAATGCAAGAAAAGTAGGAACTGCTGCTGCTGCAAGAAGAGGGTATAAGATTACTAATCCTTATCAAGTTAGAGTACCTAAAAACAACTTACCAAATAAAGGATTTCACCCAAACAATAAGAATTTACCAAAAGACGTTAAATAATGGCAGAAGTATTATTAATAGAAAGAGCAGATATTGTCAAGTATACACCACTAGATGGGAATACTGATACTGATAAATTCATTCAGTTTATTAAGATTGCCCAAGATATACACATTCAAAACTACTTAGGTACTGATTTACTTAATAGGTTGAAATCAGATATCGAAGCAGGTACATTGTCAG